AAATGAGAATAATAAATCAAGACAAAACAAATTCAATTGAATTTGAAAATTACGACATATCTGTCGATGGAAAATATATAATTTCTGTTGGTGTCTCAAAGATGATACTCGGACAATACAAAACAGAAAATAGAGCACGTGGAGTATTTGATGAAATCCACGAAGCGTATACGGCGATGACGCCAATTTACATTATGCCGATTAGTTAAAATTTTGATAGATTTTTTTCATGCGTGCGCTGGCATGAGCGCACTATCCATTCATTACCCACTAGCGGAAAGCTGAATAAAAGACCGTCACAAGGTCTGGCGGGTTTCGTGGAAATCAACCCAGTATTTTTGCGAAGATATTGACAGTTATAGGCTATAACTTCTTTTTTGATTTTATATTTATGGCGGTTTGGCAGACCGCCAAATAAGCCGTATTACCATAATGGTATTGGAGATGTTTGCTAGGCATTAGGTCGGAAACGACTTGGAGGTTCGACTCCTTCATACGGCGTTTTTCAAGTTTTTGCGGTTCTTGAAAACGAGGAACTATTAAAAGCCATCGCATTCTCTGGTAGTAAATTACATAAAAACCGCATTTACTATCTGCTATCATAGCTCAATTGGATAGAGCAGTTGATTACGAATCAACAGGTTTTCGGTTCGAGTCCGAACGGTAGCTTTCCGTGGTTGGTAACACGGAGTTGCACATTTTTAGTCCCTCGACTGGTTTTATTGCGGAGCGATATGTAATAGACGGCGGTCTTCCAGTCAAACAATTAAAGCAGGATAGTGAAACGGATAATCACACAAGGTTCATACCCTTGGAATAATGGGTTCGACTCCCGTGTCTGCTATTTCAAGTTAAGCGGTTCTTGAAAAAACACTTATTAACATTATCCAATCAACTATAGTAAATCAAATAAGCGTTATCATACACTAAAAACCGTATTGCAAATTCAAAATATGATTACCTCGGTGCAGACGGATTTTTCAGTCCTGCCGAGATGCAAAGGTAACGAGATAGGTTTGTTCGAGATATTGGATAAGCTGATTCTTTCCGCTGGAAGTGATTCCATTGGTGGAGATGGGAACCATCAACAATGCCTTGCAGTGTATCATCATAGAGAAGTCAATAGCAGAATCCTTGTGGTCAGCGTAAAATAGACGTCTGCGGTGCAGAAATAATCCAGTGATGTGAGTGGTGTGAGAGACTACGGACTAACTGGAAATTCTCAATAAGCTGATTTGCCTTGAATCTGAGAAATCGGAGTATAACACAAGAAATTCGTTAAAGTAGCGGTATGGCAAGTTTTTGATAAGATATTGTAGTGGACGTGAAATCCATTGCTTCAAAGTATATAAAACATATTCTTCTGAAAGAACCGTGAAATTTATGGGCATCAATCCCATGTGTGCTTAGACAGTGGTAGGAAGCCAAGAGTCGCTCTCGGAAGCTCAGACCTATCATCACAGTGGCAGAACATGACTTTTACCATGATTGAATAAGGGGAAGCCCTAATCATATTCTGAAAATGCAATTTTTGTTTTTGGCATGTAGCTCAGTGGTAGAGCATTCGGCTGTTAACCGAAGGGTCGTAGGTTCGATACCTATCATGCCAGTTTTGAGAAAAAGGAGCGTGATGAAATGAAAGTGTATGTAATTACATCTGGTGAGTATTCTGATTATAGCATTCTAGCAGTCTCGTTAAGTCGAGAGAAAGCTGAATTGATATGTGCAATGCTGAACAGTACAAAAAGATATTATAGCGACGTAGCTACAATTGAGGAATACGACACAGACGAACTTCAATGTGATGCCAATGAGGATGTTGGTTTATGTTATGAGGCGGCGTTTAATTACAAAACATTGAAAAACATCTATTTTGACGAGCCGTTTTATTCATTCGCTAGAAATGAAATTAAAAGAAAAATTTCGGGTCATGGGTACGAAATTATAATAGCTGCCACATTTCCAAAAGATATGCCTCAAGAAAAAGCAAGAAAAATCATGAAAGATAGAGTAGCGAAATGGAAAGCGGAACAAGAGGGATTGTAGAAAGGAGAATGAACGATGAAGAAAGCAATGTTAAGTCAGCCAATGGGCGGAAAGACAGATAAAGAAATCGTAGAAACAAGAGAAAGAGCGATCAAGGTGCTTGAGGCAAAAGGGTATGAAGTCGTAAATACTCTTTTCACAGATGAATGGTACAGTCATGAGAATATGGAAAAGCGCGGTGTAGTACAGATTCCATTGTGTTTCCTTGCGAAGTCTCTTGAAAGCATGTCTCTGTGCCACACAGTATACTTCTGCAAAGGCTGGGAGAATGCAAGAGGATGCAAGATTGAGCATGACGCTGCGGCTGCTTATGGTTTGGATATTATTTATGAGGAGTAGAAAATTATGATACAACGGTGACAAACAGGAGCTGTATTAAGATGTGTACGGAAAGATTGCAAACACTTGTCATACAGAGGAGTAAACAGGTGAAAAGTAATTGGAAAGTAAGTTTGATTCACGTCTTGCCGATTTTGGAGGTATTTTCAAATGATTTACCATGATAGAAACACGAAGAAAAGAATTGATGCTATTCAGTGGAATGGCATGAATATTTACGAAGTATCCTCTTTCGTTGGAACCAATGTAACTTGTCTTGAAAGATTTAATGATACTTGGTTGAAAGTTAGCACAAGCTTCGGAAGTTTAATTATCCCGGAAGGTGGCTATGTTATCAAGCATATGGAAAGTGGGAAGTGCAAAATTGATGTAGCCGGGAAGAAATATTTTGAAACCACTTATGAAAAAGATTGAGATTTGAATAAAATGCATTTTTTTACTTTTGGCCAATAGCTTAAAGGTAGAGTAATGGACTTTGACTCCATTTGTGGCGGTTCGATTCCGCCTTGGCTAGTTGTAAACGTGAATGTGAGGAGTGTAATATGAGTAAGCAAAAACAGTTTGATTCTCAAAAATTTTGTGATGCATACAACGCTTTTGCTAGTAGAAAAGTTACAATGGCGGAAGCAGCTAAAATGGCGGAAATGTGTGAGCCTACATTTAGAAAATATCTCAGAAAACTTTTGATGGGAGAACCGTTTCCTAAAGGATTGTTTGAAGCAGAATACATATGGACGTTAAATGGAGATGCATACAAAGATGAGCAATAAGAAAAACGAAAAGGAAATAATATCTCGCTATGCTAGTATGTAACGGAGGACTTCGGAAACTATGATCCAGAATGAATGCGATAAAAAAGAAAAAATTGTCAAACAATTGTATATGTCACAAGGAAAAGTAACAGAATTGGTAGAGGCTGGATACACTGTTACAATCAGACCTGTTAAAGAGGGATTGAAAGTTACTTACCACAAGGAAAAAGTTGTGAAATAGGATGAACTATATTCTCACAGAAAAATAATAAAGATCGCTATTGTCCGGATGCGGATGTGGAACAGAGAAGTGTCTCTTGACTTTTTTAGTTAGGAGGCACTTTTTTTGTTATGGCAAGTGAATACTTGATAAAAACTGTAAACGAGTATGAAGATTATATAAAAAATCATGAAATTGACGGACAGGTGCTAAATGCTTATGTAATGGCTACTCAAACGGCTATTTGCACGGAACATGACATTAAATACGGCGTAAAAGTCTCAAATCGAGCAAAAGAAATTATCAATTATTTGATAAAAAAGCAATCAGGTGGCACATTTGCACAGCTTGAGGACTTTGCGCAAGAAAATAAGACAGAATTTGAATTGATAAATATTTACTACAAGCTGTTAAAGATGGAAGCACATGATGTTTTGGACAGCTACATGCTGTATGTTGAAAAAAACAGAAAAAGAAGAGATAGGTTCTATGAACCGAGAAGAAAAACACTAAAGCTTGTAACAGACAAGCTACAACTGCTTGAAGATGATGAATTAGACGAATTGTTTGTTCACATGCCTGCCCGCGTGGGTAAGAGTCAGGAACTTACGCTTGCAACTTCTTGGAAGTGCGCACGCAATACAGAAGCAAGTAACCTGTATGTGACATACAAAGAAGGACTTGGAGGAGCATTTCTTGATGGCGTTATAGAAATCTGGACGGATCCAATCTATTGTTTTTCTGATATTTTCCCAAAAGCAATTATTGTAGATACGGATGCAAAAAATAATAAGGTGGACTTGCAACGTAAGAAAAAGTACAAGTCTTTATCTGGAAAAGGTCTCACATCTGGTCTTAATGGTGAATACGATGCCTACGGATGGCTTATTATCGACGATATTCTAGAAGGTATTCAGGATGTATTAAACCCTGACATCTTGCGTAGAAAGCAGATTATCTTTGATAACAACGTAATGAAGCGTAAAAAAGAAAAATGCAAAGTTGTATATAACGGTACAATCTGGAGTTTGAAAGATATTTACATGAATCGGCGTGATTTCTTGGAAAACAATCCAGAAGCACAAGACATTCGATTTGATGTACTTAAAATACCGGCTCTTGACCCGGAAACGGATGAGAGTAACTTTGATTATGATTATGGAGTAGGTTTTTCGACGAAATATTACCGTATTGAGCGTGCAAAATTCGAGGAAAATGATGATATGGCTGGATGGTATGCACAGTGTCAACAGGAACCAATTGAACGTGACGGAGCGGTATTTAGTCAGGAACACATGAAATTTTACAATGGAGTACTTCCGGCTGAAGAACCATACCGCATCTGCGCAGCGTGTGACGTTGCACTTGGTGGAGAAGACTATTTGGCTTTTGCCGTAGCATATATGTATGAAGATGGATCGATTTATATTGATGATGCCATATTTGATAATTCTGAAAAGAAGATAACTAAACCGAAAGTTGTTGATATGATAATTGATCACAATATAGGAAGTGCGTATTTCGAAGCTAACCAAGGTGGAGAGGGATACAAAGATGAAGTAGATACGATGCTTAGAGAAAGAGGACACAAAATAAACCTTGTTTCCCAGTATGCACCTACTTCAATGAGGAAAACTCAAAGGATTTGGGATAAAGCCGGTTCTATTCGTGAATGGTATTTCAGAGATACCGGGTGCAGAAGTCAGGAATACAGGGCATTTATGAGAAACTTATTTTCTTTCACGATAAAAGGGAAAAACAAACATGAAGATGCACCTGACTGTCTGGCGTCTTTGGCATATTTTATCGAAGGAACGTGGGAACCGTCAAAAGTTGAAGCTGTACATAATCCGTTTAGAGGGGGGTACCGGTAATGAATGCAAATTTTCCGACAAAAGAGAACTTGTCCGAGTATAAGGCAATGCAATTGGAAATTGAGATGATAAAAAAAGAAATAAAAAAAACAGAAGACTCCATATCAGATCTTATTGCAGAAGGTACCGTGTGCGACAAAGTAACCGGAGGTCTAGGAGGAATACAGGGATTTAAAATTGAAGGATTTCCAATATCACTTTACGAAAAAAGAAAAAAACTTCTCAGAAAAAAGGTCAACCGTTTGAGAGCAAAAGAAAATGACTTAATTGAATATACAGAAGAAATTGAATCATTTATAGACACAATTCCAATGAGCAGAGATAGGCAGATTTTTAAGTGCGTTTTTATCGAAGGAATGACCCAACAACAGATAGCTGATAATTTGTCAATAGATAGAAGTTTAGTAAGTAAAATTATAAGCAAATATTTATAAGTTTCACACAATTCACTAAAAAAAGGGTGTATTATTATAATCAGAGAAAAAGAACAAAAATTCTTTAACCGGAAATGTCCTTCTGAAAGATAAGAAAATACGTCTTGCCAAACAGGCAGGGCGTATTTTTTATGGAGAAAAAAATGAACGAGTATATTCAAGAAACAATTTATTGTCCGAAATGCCATAGAAAAGTAGGCACATATGATGGACGATCTACAATGAACAAAATATGCAAATGTAAAAAGTGTAACAAACGGGTTGTGTATCATGCAATCGGAGGAAAAACGGAAATTAAACCGATACCGTTAAGAAATTGTAGCAGCGGTATGACATTTGGAATGCAGAGGTAATTTGATGAATAAAGAGACACTACAAGACCTTGTAAAGGGAAAATATGGAAGAAAAATTGCATATGTTGACGTTGAAGAGGTCGACCAGAACAATATTCTGGAAATTGTAGGCGAAACTCTTGGAACGTTTTATTTTAATAAAAGTGTAGTAAAGTACCTTTGGAATTATGTACACGGAGATCAGCCGATTCTTTATCGTAAAAAGATTGTAAGAGACGATATAATAAACAAAATTGTCGAGAACCATGCGTATGAAGCTGTCCAATTTAAAGTAGGTCAGACATACGGAGAGCCACTACAATGCGTAAGCACAATCAAGGAAGATATAAGCGAATATGTTGACAGATATAATACATATCTAAGATTAGCACATAAGCACGCAAGAAACATTAAATGCGGTGAATGGCAATCAGCTGTTGGAACTGGATTTCTGGCGGTTCAGATTGTAAAAGACAAAAAATCAACCATTCCATTTAGAATTATAGTGCCAACTCCGATGAACACATACATTATATATTCTTCTTTGAACGATGAACCTATCGTTTCCGTACAGGAATTGAAAAACCTTAAAGGCGAATGGTATAAAGTATGCCACACAAAAACGCATCAATGCATTATTAAAGATGGGAAAGTGAGCGGATGGAGAGTACATGCGTTTGGGAATATTCCGATTGTAGAATACCCAAACAACCCAGAGAGAATATCTGACGTTGAATTGGTTATCAGTATTTTTGATGCAATCAATAACATGCAGTCAAATAGGATGGATGGAATAGAGCAATTTGTTCAGTCGTGGGTTAAATTCGTAAACTGCACAGTTGATTCTGAAACATTCAAACAAATGAAAATGGAAGGCGCATTGGTCGTAAAATCAAACAATGGTACGGATAATAAAGCCGATGTTGATATTATGACACAGGAGCTTAATCAATCCGAGTCTCAGGTAGCGAAACAGGATTTAATAGACAATTTCTTGCAGATTCTGGCTATTCCTAAGTTAGAGGGAAATACTGGTGGAGACACGCAAGGAGCTGTACAACTTAGAAATGGATGGGATATGGCAAAAACAAGAGGAAAGCTGAAAGACCCATTCGTTCAAGAGTCGGAACAAAGACTGAATGACGTGATTCTTAACATTATAAGAATTAAAAAGAATGATTGTCCGATTGATACAAGCCAGTTTGAAGTGGTAATAAATCACAGCCCTATGGATAATATGCTTGTAAAAGCACAGTTTCTTGATTATTTGCTGAAAGATGGAACACACCCTAAACTTGCGTTTGAATTAAGCACTCTATTCCCTGATAGCGAGAAAGCATACACGTTATCAAAACCGTATCTCGATGTTTTGTACCGAACTGCGGAAGAAGTCGAAAGAGAACAGGTTCAAGATAGCAAAACTGTTAGTACGGAAGAAGAGTAGTGAAACATTGGAGGAATTGCATTAAGTATTGACTCTGATAGAAACCTTAAAGCAATGTATGACGATGGAAAGTAAGAGGTTATCAAAGAAACAATATGAAATATGATTATACAGTTATACAAGATGGACAAACATATCTTGCAGGTGAAGATGTACCTGAAATGGGAAGTCTTATTTGCGTAAAAAAATATGGAAATATAAGAGATTACGAAGGCCTTTCAAAAGATCTTGATAAGCTACCTTTATATGTAGGAACCGGAAGTTCTTGCCTCATGACCGATACAGGAGATTACTACAAATTTAATGCTGAATTAAACGAGTGGAAGAAAACAGTTTCTACAACTGCTGATATAAAACAAGCTGTAGAAAATTACATGAAAGAAAATCCGGTAGAAGTAAATACGGATAAAACCTTGAGTGAACCCGGGAAAGCTGCTGATGCAAAAGAAACAGGAGATGCGATTTCTGGGAAAGCATCTGGTAAAGGATTTTCTTTTTTGGCAAATGGAAAAGACGGCATTATCGTGAAATATGATGATGGAATATAAAGGGGTGATTAAAAATGGCAGAACAATCATTTAAAATATACAAAGATACTGCTGAAAGGTTAGATAAAAATGAATCGGACATTGCTTCACTAAAGGAAGATTTAGATAACAAAATAGAACACGTTGGCGGATATAAAGAATATGATATTGGCACTCCGAGTGTCGGAACGTACTGGAACAAAAGTGCTAAAAAACAACTTGAATCCGAAACATATCAATCGTTTAATCCAATATCATTAAAGGCTGGAACATATCATTATGAAAATATGAGTGGTTCTTTTACTTTTTATGAAGATACTGACGGAAATTGGATACCGATTGGTAAATATACAGCGTCAGGTAATGGTGATGTAGAAATACCGAATGATACTACAATGTATATTACCGAAATGCAGAAATCTGGTGTATTCGCTGGTGCCAAATTATCTTCCGGTGACATTACACAGAAAGAATCTAACTGGTTCAAAAATCCAAAATATGATATTGACAATATCAATAACACTTTGGAAAGTTTAGGTGATTCTGTAAATGATATAAAAAGTATAGATGGTTCTGCAATAAAAGAATATTACATATATGTCTCAACCACAGGCTCAGATACCAGTGGTGATGGTTCGGAAGAAAAACCATTTGCTACTATTTACCATGCAAATGAAACGATTACCGATAATTCTTACACAAAAAGATACAGAATTATCGTATTACCGGGAACATACACAGATTTACAAGACAAATACACAGGTATAACACCTACTGGCAAGTATCAAGGTGTTATAACAAAACCTTGGGTTACTTATGAGTCAAAGAGCGAAAACCCTAAAGATACTATTATTGAATGGGATGGTTCAACAGGATTGGAGAATCCTACAAGAGATGACGTTGTAGAGAAATGTGCTTTTCATATTGTTTCATTACCAAGGACATTTACAGCCATTAAAGGATTTACAATAAAAAGTAAAAACACAAGATATGCTATGCATTGTGAGAGTAGTAGTAGGGGAATACAAGGTGAGTGGCTTATTGAGAATTGTATATTCGATTGGGGCGGATGTCCTGATATAAGTGATGATACAGGAAAATTTCCTGCAATAGGAATTGGTATGAGTCCTTGCGAAAAAGGTACGATTAAATTTTGTAAAATCGTTACGACTACTGTTGAAACAATGCTTGTACATGACGGAAAAAACAATAACGGAAATAGTGCTGTTATATTAGGCGCAGAACTGAATTTTATAAAATGTGATTTGGGAACCGGAAGGTTACAATTTCAGAGCATTTATCCGAAGTCTGGTGAAATTAACGCAAAAACAAATAATATTTGTAACTTGGTAAATTGCACACAAATAAACAACCTTTATAGTTATATTTCATCACTTAATTCAGATGGTGAAATGGTATGGAGAGTTTACGAAAAAGACTGTGAATTTGCGAGTTATGGTAATATGAGCGACTATGTTTATAAAATCGGAACTGCAAATAATGTATCTAACTAAGCTAAAATGTTAATTTAATTAACTAAATATCATAAAAGGAGATGTACTATGGCACATTTATTTATTATCGCTGGTCATGGCGCAGGTGATTGCGGAGCAGTAGGATATGGATATACGGAGGCAGAGCGTGTACGTGCGCTCGCTTCCAGATTATCAGCATTAGGCGGTGGAAATGTCACGGTCGCAGATATGAACCGAAACTGGTACGCAGACAATGGAATCATGAGCCTTAATATTCCGAAAGATTGGCAGATTCTGGAATTACACATGGACAGCGCAGGAGCTTCGGCAAAGGGCGGTCATGTTATTATCAATTCCGCTTACAGCGCAGACCAGTATGACACGGCACTGGCAAGCTTTATCGGCTCGTTCTTCCCGGGGCGTGCAAAAAATATCGTTCCGAGAAGTGACCTCGCCAACCCGAACAGGGCTGCCGCAAGAGGATATAGCTATCGACTTCTGGAAAATGGATTTATCACAAATTCTGGCGATTTAAACAAATTTAATAGCCAAATAGATGACTTAGCGAGAGGTATCCTTAATGCATTCGGTATCGCCACGGCATCTCCGACAAAAGAGGATTCTGACGGTAAGGTAACATCTGGTGGAACATCTCAGGACTCCGTACAGCATTACGGTAAGGTATCT